TGTTATCGGCATTCCGGTAATCATCGTATGCCAAAGCTCCGCCGTAAGTGCACGGTTAATGGCAATTTGATTAGGGATAATATGTGTGATTTCGCTGTCTCCGTAAATGCAACTTTCCCGCTGTTCCCAAGAAAATTTTGCAAACGGATAATTCTTTATACCTATTTCCCATTCATTTCTAACCGTTACCTTTTCGGTACAACGGTATGCCTTAACGGTATATTCGCTTCCGTCCTCGTTATATTCCTTCCAAAACTTAGTGTAAACCGTAACTCTTTTAGAATCGCTAAGCTCGTTTTCTCCCCGCTCTCCCGAATTACTGTTATAGGTAGCACTCGACGGCTTTATCTGCTCTATTAGGTCATCGGATATACCGTTTCTTTTGGCTTCTCTGCGTACATCCTTGTAGTATTTTCGGTTTTTTACAATTATATACGGTTGAGCTTGCACATTGTCGTTGTTTGGGTCCCCGAAGCAAACATTATTAACCGACAGTATTTCAAAACCTATGTCTCCCTTAATCGGTGTAGTTTTTTGCGAATCCGCATAAAGCCCTGTGTTTATATCAGAGTCCCAATAGGTATAAGCAATTCCGGTTCCCGATATATATGCGTTTCTTACCGCACTATTTATCTTATCGCCGAATTTAAGCCGTTCGGCAGTTGTAGCAAAATAATCGGACAAAACGCTCATTATTACGGCTACATCAACCGTTTCGTCAATACCGCTCATATCACTTCCGTTAAGCATCATTCCCATAGCCTCTTGCTTTTGCTCGGCTGTATTAGAGTTGTCGGGAATTCCGTCGGCGGTGTAGTTGACTGCAATTTGAGAAGCACAAAGTGTAGATATTTTATACTCGCCGATACGCTTAATTATGTTACGGCGCACAAGCGGACGGTTTTCTCCGCACTTTGCTCCGTACCATTGGTCGCCTATAAACATTCTTTCGTTTATTTTGCTTTGCTCCGATATACCTCTTTTTCCTATACCGTCTTTATAGTTTGTAATTTTTTGAAATTCGTCAAAAACTCTTTTCGGCTCGCAAGCCATTTCTTTTTTATCCATTCTTCTTTACCGCCTTTGCTTTTTTGCCGGTGCTTTTTGTAGCGCTCTTCGGCTTCGGCTTTTCAATTTCTTTTACAGAATTGTCGGGCATACTCTCTTTTGCCTCATATTTTTTGAAGCCAAGCCTTTCAAAGTCTAACAACTGTTTCTCGTTTTCCGCTACCTTAAAGCAGTTTCCGTACTCGTTTACCATAATAATTTTCATAAATAGCCCTCTCTTTTTATGTTTTTATATCTTCAAAAAAATTTTGATATTTTCAAAAAAATAAATTAAATCATTATCCTTTTGAAAGCACCAAAAAGGGATGGCAAAAAGCCATCCCTTAAATCGTTTACATATTAGCCTGCGGCATTAACCGTAACTTTTGCAACGGTTGTGTTCTTAGAAGCAATGCCGTCAACAGTAACCTTACAGAAGTAATAGTAATTACCTGCCGTAAGTGTAGTGTCAATAGTCATTGATGCACTTGTAGCACTTGCTACCTTTACGGGATTCTTTCCGGTTGCATCGTCAGCACTGTACCACTGATATGTAAGTGTTCCCGAAGGTGTAGCCGAAGCGCTTACGGAAAGCGAACCGCTTATAGAACCTGCGGTCTTTGTAACATCAGCGGGTTGTGTAGAAATGGTAATACCGTTTGAAATCCAAGCCCAGATGCCGTCAAGCTCACTCTTCTTAACGAAAATATCGTAATATACACGATAGTCGAATTTATAAGCATCGGCATCAAGATTTTGCTCGGGTGTGAAAATTCTCATAGTTTCGGTTTTCTTAACTAAATGAGCACCCGATTTAGGCATAACAAGCATAAAGATTTCTCTGGCTGTTGCAGTCGGAGTAAATCCGCCGTTGTTTCCGCTGCCCGAATTAAAGGTGTAAGCGGTCTGCATTCTGTTAGATACTACCGGAATGAGTGCTACGCCGTCAACCGACTTAACTTTAAGATTAACCTCGCCCTGCTTAAAGTCGGAAACGGTTATCATTCTTGATAGCTCGGTAGAGTTTGCAAGCTTAGCATACATAATAGAGTCGATAAAGCAAACAAGCTCGCTGTCAAAGCCTACATTTTCACGAACATTTGTGATAAGCTTCATAAGTGTCTCATACGGCTTTGTCAAGTCGCCTGCTACCGTATTTGAACGGGTTGCGGCAATACCGGCAAGCTTAGAAATACAATAAGCATCACACTCGGGTACTACCTTTGTGCGTACATATTCGCCTAATATCTGACCTGCAAGATTTGCGACGCCTGTTTCGTCCTTATCTTCACGGTCAATTTGCAAAGAACGGCCACGGTCCATAGCCATTGTGAATGATGTGTTTGCAACCGTGATAGCACCTCTTGTAAATCCTGTATCACGGTCATAATCTGCAAGACCTACAAAATCTACATCGGGGATAAGCACTGTTTTAGCACCTACGAATTTTGCCCTCATATTGTTGTCGGCAAAAAATCCGGTTGCACTTTTTTGTAAATATAATTTGTCAAGTTCGCCCGTATATCTCTGAGCGTTTTCAAGTGAATTAATAGGCATAATATTTTCTCCTTAAATTTTATTATCTGTCCCATATTCCGTTAATAAAATCATCCCGAACCGAATCGGAAGAATTGTTATCGGAGGACATAGAGCCGGTTGATTTGCTTTCGGCTTCTTGCTGTTTGGCAATAGCCTCTTGCTTGTTTTGATTTTCTTTGTGAAGATATCTAAGATAAGCGTGTTCAAGCTTCATACTTCCGGCATTGCTTAATACCTCTTTCGGAATATCCTCAATAGTTTTAAGCTCGGGGAAATCCTTTTGAAGAGAAATAAACTCTTCGCCGATTTGGGCTACCCGATTTTTTTCTTTTTCTTCGTCGGCAAGCTTTCTGTCGGCAATGGCTTTTTCGTATTTGGCTTTTTGCTCGTCGTGAAATATCTTCATACACTTGTCTATCATTTCGGTATCATCGCCAAACTGTTCTTCAAGGCGTGAGCGCTCGGCATTATCAATGTCATCAATCGCCTTTTTAAGAAACTCGTTTATTGTATTACCCTTAATGGTAGCCAAGTAATCGAGCTTGTCCTCATAGTGCATTCCCTTTTGGGCAAACTCTATCGCTTGTTCTTGTGTTAGCGGTACATCGGTTTTGTTGTACCGTGCCACTAAGAACGGTGTGTTTTCCGAAACATTGCCGTCTGAATTAGAATCGGAATTATCCGAATTGTCTGAATTACTGTCGGTGTTGTTGTCGGATGTCCCTGTGTTAGTCGATGTGCTTGATTGGGTGTTTTCGTTATCCGAAGCCCCGCTCTCACTCTCAACTGCGTTTTCCTCATTTACATTGGTATCTTGTAAATAATTGTTCATTTGCGCATTTCCCTTCTTGTTCTGCTATGGTAGGCAGAATTATTTATAGAAAATCCTAAAAGGATTAACTAACTAACTTTGCTCGGTTCCGTCGTAAGCATAAAAGTTTTTAAGGTTTTTTATAAGCTTTTTGTCGTTTTCGCTTTTTTCCGTTTCGGTATTTTTGCATTTAGGCGGTTGATTTTCAAATTTAAGCTTTTCGTTTTCAAGCTTCAAAGTTTTAATTCGTCCTAAACTTGCCACCAAAACACACGATAAAAGCCAACATAATATAATCAAAAATATAACTGCTTTCATAATTATTCCCACCCCCCGTAAAAGTCGTTATTTGTAATGCCCGTTCTGTTGCTTTTCGGTCTTTCCGGCTTGTCGCCGTGGAAAAACCTAACATCATAAAAGGCATATCTCATAGCATCCATCAAATGATTGTTTTTATCCTCAGGCTCGTTAAGGCCGTTTTCATTCTTATCCTGCTTCCAAATATAGCTTGAAAGCTCTGCAATAGTATTTTTGCATTCAGGAAGAACGAAAATTTTATATTCCTGTATCGCCGTAATTCCGTTAATAATAGAGTCCTTACCCTTAACCGAAGAACATATTCTCGATATACCCATTCTCTTTAAGTCGTCGTTTGATTTAGGTTCGGCCGCATCCGCTCTTATCCGCTCTTTTGCAAAGCCTTTTCGCTTTATCATTTCGGCTATGTCCGAGTTTAACATTTTTGTCTCGTAATGCTCGTCGTATATAAATATTTCTTTTGTTATGGGATTAGCCACAAAAGCAATAAATGCCGTAGGGTCGTTTGTATATCCGTAGTCAAGACCGAAAAAGCTTTTATATTCGTAAGATTTGTCTGATTTGACCTTTCCGAATTCGTCCCGCTCAATTCCAAACTCCGATATATCAAACGGTAATACTTCCCAACGCTCAAATATAAGACCTTCTGATATTCCCCAATTTCCAAGCCCCGCAACATCATATTTTCGCGGATTATCCTCTTTCATTCTTTCAAACACCGCTCTGTCGGTATCGTCAAGAAATTCGTTACAAAGATAATTCGTTGAATATGTTGATACGCTGTTGTCTTTTTTATCAAAAAATCTTTTTTTAAGCCAATGCGTTTCACTCCACGGGTTAAAGGTTACGGTTGTTTGCTTAAAAAGCGGCGGGGGAACATATCCTCTCGGAACCGACAAATCAAGCTTTTCAAAATCCGCCTCGCTCGATATTTCAAACGCTTCCTCTATCCAAACGAAATTAAGATACCCCTTTGAAACGGTGGTAGATGCAAGTTTAAGTACATCGTCAAAGCCTCTGAAAAGTATCTTTTGCCCGGTAGGAATATATGTCATTTCCATAGGCGAAACTTTGTTCTCCCATAGATGCGACACGCAAAGCTTTTCCTGTGCCCATTTAAGCTGTGCAAAAGTCGAGTCTCGGTGGGTATTCATTACCGCTCTTACTACAAGTAAATTGCTGTCATTGTATTTCATTAATCGGTAAATAAAGTTAAGGGCGCAAGTGGCAGACTTCTTACTACCCTTACCCCCTTTGAGTGCTCTGTATCGTTTTTTGTCTCGCCAAAAAGTCCCGTATCCTTTGCCGACTATTTCGGGAAGTTTAATGTTAGAATCAGTCGTCAAGCTCTTCCTCTCCCGATATTACCACAACACCGATATTGCCCGTAGCTTCAAGCTTTTTAGTGTATTTACCGAGTAATTCAAAATATAATTTTTGAGCTTGAACATCCTGCTTTTCGGTAGCACACTTTATCATAGCTCTCCATACATTCGCAAGCTCGGAATTGGCATACATCTGAACAAGCCAGTCGCAATAATCTTTGAATGCCCACTCATTAAGCCAACGATAATAAGTCGAACGGTGTATTCCGTATCTTTCACAAAGCTTTGTTATGTTCCCGTCGAATTCGGGAGAAGTGAGTTCTTCGGCAAATTTTCTTTTTTTACCCTTTACCGCCGGATGAAATCCCTTAAAGTTGTCGCATTCTGTCGTAAAAATCACTCCTTTTTACGCTTTTATGTATCGCACGCGCCCGTACGCACACGCACAT